GATGGTGTCCGCACCGCCAGCGAACTGCTGCAGGTTGCTCTGGCCCGGGATGTTGTACGACTGCGCCGCCAATGGCAAGCCCGAGAGCAAGGACTGCTGGAACTGCACCATCTTGTAGGGGTTCAGGCGAGCCTCCTCGAACTGCGCCTTGTCGGCTGCAATGCCCTCCGACTCGATGCCACGCTGCACGCCACCCAAGCCAGACATTGCACTAAGACCCGCCAGATCGGCTTGCGACTGCAGATTACCCAGTTGACCTTGGGTTTGTGCGCCTTGGAGGCCAGTCTGCAGACCTTGCAAACCTGACGTTGTGCCGAACTGCTGTTCTTGAATCTTGCGTGCTTGATCGGCATTGAACTGCTGCTGGGCCTTGTCAAACGCAGTAGAGTACCCCGAGGTCAGCATCTGGTTCTGTTTGTCCATCAAGTTACGGCGACCCTCTGACTCCATGATGGCCTGACGGCTGCCACCAAACGCACCAGCCTGAGTGAGTCGGCCAGCATCAGCCATGCGGGAAATGTCAGCTTGGCGGCGGGCCTCGTCCATCGCGGGGTTCAGCGCAGACTGCAGGTACGGGTTCATGTACTGCTGAGCTTGGTCCGCACCAAAGTCGATCCCAACTGGCGTGTACTTTCCTGCGCCGGGAGCCAGAGAGGCAATACCACCGGCAGTGGTCGCAGCTTGCCCAATGGCAGCAGGAGTTTGCAACCCGGCAGCTTGCGTAAACGCTTGGTTCTGCAGTCCCGATGCGCCAGCAGTCAGCGGCCCGGTGTAGGCCTCGTACGGCTTGTTGGCCAGTGCCTGACCTTGACCCAGCATGCCAGTGACGTAATCGCCAGCCCAATTGGACAAGCTGGATTCATAGCCAGTAGCCCCGGCGGGGGTGGTTTTGGGCACAGTTGTGCCGCCTGTTTGGTATTTCTGCACAGAGCCTCCCGGCATGAATTTGTTGGGGTCGATTTGCTTGCCTTGTTCGGTGGTGCCGGTGCGCTCTTCACGAACACGGTCCATCATGGCGTACAGCTTCTTTGCACCCTTTTCGGCGTCACCGCCACCAATTTTTTTGACCATCTCAGGGGAGATAAACGCTTCGTCGTTGGCCACGCGAGCTTCCTGCTTGCCGCCAATGGTCGTGGGGATGGAGTCGCTCATGCCGTCGCCTTCGCCCTTGATGGGCTTGGCATCGAACTTGGAGACCAGCAGCTTTAGGCCAGCCTCGGAACTGCCGTTGCCCAAGTGGCTCACCACATCGGCGGGGACGACAAAACCTTCTGGTGCAAGACCGCCTGCTGCAAAACCCTGACTGCCGTATGCCTTGGCTGCATCAAGAGTTGCCTGATCCACGCCATACTGCTGCATGGCGCTGGAAAGGGCCTCTTGGCTCGGGTTTGTGGCCAAGAACTGGTTGATGCTGTTGTAAACGCTATTGATGCCGCCAGCGGCTTGGCCTTGCTGACTTCCAGCCCAGTCGTTTACATCGGGAGGTGGAGCAACGGGTGCTGGAGTGGCTATGCCGCCACCTCCAACTACGACGCTGGGAGCGGCTGCGGCTTGTTGCTGGTTGCGTTGAGCGGTAGCAGCAGCGTCAGCAGTTTGTTTGGCCAGCCAATTGGGGTCTTCCCACATGCCGTATCCCTGTGGGGAGTGTGCAAGTGTTGGGTCCAAGCCCATCTGCGTGGCAGCATACATGGCATCACGGCGGTCCTGCCGCTTCAGTTGCTCTTGAGCCTGCTGCTGAACAAGGGGGCTGTTGTAGGGATCGGTAATGCCCTGCTTGGCATACACATCAGCCAACGTGCCTTGACCCAGCGGGTTTGCCTGAGTCATCTGCCATTGGATGTAGTTTTTTACCTCCTCTGGAGTGGCCTCTTTGTTGGGGTCCATCGAGAACGTCAGGCCCTTCATGAGCTCAGCATCTTCTCTGGATACGGTATCTTTGTTCGAGGCTATCACGCCATTACCCGCACCAACCCGATAGCCGTCAGGAGTTATTACATCCCCGGTTTTAGGGTCGTAAATTCCCTGAGCCGTAAGAATGCGGCCATCAGGAAGTTTGGTGCCTTCTCTTGCGCCTGTGTACGGCGTTTGCTGGTAGCTGGGTCGTGCAATTGCGCCGTACTGCCCGGGCACGGAAACTGACGAGCCGCCCGGCGTGGTAATTTCGGCAGAGCCGCCACCGGGGGTTGGTGGGCGAGCAAGGTCAGGAAGACCGCCGCCCCCGGAGGTTGGTGTTGGGCCTGTGCTTGGCGTAGGCCCGAGTGTTGTCGTAGGCCCGGGGGTTGGCGCACCACCGCCGCTTGGAGGTGGTGTTACGGGTGGGCGACCATAACTTGGGTTTTCATATGTGCTGGGGCGATTGAATGGATTGCTGGCAGCAGCCGCACGCAGCTCTTCCAAGGTCTTCTCGTTGGAAGAAACGATGTTGCCCTTTTCATCGCGGAACGTGGCCCCACCGCCGTAGTTGATGCCGCCCGAGCCGGGACGCCGCCCCACAGGAGGCGCTGTCAGCATGTTGCTTGTGGCCGTCAGCTTGGGGATTTTGCCTTGATAGCCGGTGGGTGCCGCGTTGTTTGACTTGGATGCAGCCAGCAAACCGCCGCCAAGGGCCATCAGTTTTTTAAGGTCGTACTCGCCATTCGTTTTAAACAGGTCGAGCGCTTTTTGACCAAGCCCTTTCACCTGATCCCACACACCAGCCTTCCAGAGAGCGTCAGCTTCTTCTTTGGTGAAGTCATGGTCTTGCGATTCGCCGCCAGCAAAGTCTGGCGATGCCGATGGCGGCGTTGATGAATAGTCGTACGACGGGACGGGTAAGCTATCCAACTCGCGGGGGGTGATTAACTGGCCGGGAGACTCTTCTGGCTCGCCATCGTCTTCGTAATATCCATATTCCAGAATAGCGCCGTCTTCGTCGTACGTTGGGGGTACATATCTTCTTGCCATGTCAGCTCCTTAAAAGCCGCGCAAGTTCGCGGGCTCGTGTAGCGGTATCACCTGCCGGAGGCGCAGACATGGTGGTTCCAAAAATATCTTCCATCAATTGTACGTCTGCGGCGTTTTCTTGCCCAGATGACACAATCGTTGGTGCGGCCTGTTGCCCACCACCCAAAAGGGATGCGAGCTGGTTGATGTCGATGCCCTGCCCCGGCTTGGTTGGAACCTTGGCCACCCCCGCAGGGGGCTTTGCCGCAGCGCCCGGAGTTTTGGGGGCACCTGCGCCAGCGTTGTTCATGATCTGCTGGCCGGTCAGTGGCGTCTTGCTGTTCTGCATGTAGCTGGTGTCGATCACCGTGCCGTCGGGCAAAGTCCAGTTGCCAGTGTCTGGGTTGTATTGGTAGTCGTCCATGGAACCAATGTTGGTCCCCGAGGTCTCATTGGTCAGATCGCCAAAACTCAGAGCACCGCCTTCATCCGGCATGAAGTGGCCGGTGATTTCGTCAAAGTACCCCTTGGTGTCCGGGGCATAGGTGGGCGGGGCAATATAGCCCTCACCACCCGGGGCAAAGTACCCCTCGATCATGTCGGAGCTTTTCGGCCCGTCGAAGCCGCCCTTTGGCAAAAACCCAGCACCAGCCTTGATGATGGCTGCTGGGTCCTCGCTTTGGAGGGCCGTGACCATGCCGAGCGCCTTGCCGATGTCTTGTGTGGAGAACCCGGCCACCTCAGAAACACCGGCCAAGTTCGCCCCGCCAAGCGCAGCGCCCAACAAATCCTTGCTCTCCAGCGCCTTCAGCACGGTAGCCGCCTGCCGTACGTTGTTGAGTGTGTTTGCCGTCTCGACGCTTGCCCCGAGTTTGCCAGCCAGCGGGACTGCAGCGCTCAGGCCAGACAGCAGAGCCTTCTCCCAATCGCCTTTGGATGCCGCGTATGCTGCGTTGGCGGCAGCAATGTACGGGCCGACGCCGGGGATAAACGAGCCCACCAAGGAAGCTGCAGGCTTCAAGAAGTCCTCTCGAAAATCAACCCAATCACTTCGCTTTGGAGTGGAGTATGGGACGGGCGTTCCGTCCGGGGCGAACTGCAAGGCGTATTCGTTTTTGAACCCGTGGTTAGGCATGGTGACAGCCGCGCCTGTAGGCTTGTGGTACAGCTCATTTTCATAAGCCGTGTATGTACCACCACCTTCACCCTCATAACCAACAACTTCTTTCTGCCGTTGACCAAGGTCGTAGAGGGAATCTGTGCCGGTCTCGGCCAGCCGGAACGCGGTATCCCAGACCGTATCAGCCTCTCCAATCTGACCGCCAGAGATCGGAACCTTGTACTTCTTCCGCTGGTCTTCCAACTCTTGATGGATGGCGATCACCCGGTCGGCAAACGAGTTGCCTTTTTCAGACTTGCCACCCTCAAGACCGCCGTACGTCTTGCGGATGAAGTCGGCGGTGATGTCGCCAGAACGCGCTTGATTGGCGTACTGGGAATATGCGTCGTCCCATGGGTTTGCCATATCAGACCTTCACTTTCAATACGTTCGAGGCACTGGTGTCTCGATAGACATCGCCCACGCGCAAGTTGGCCAAGTCCGCCTGCGTTGGAAGAGTGTTGATGTCGATGTTTAAACTGGCAACATTAAGCTGCTGCACAGCGTTGATCTGCTTGAAGAACAAGTTGAAGATGTTCTGCATCTGGTCCATGAACGCAGTGGTGTACTCCTGCGGTGCAGCAGTTGGCCGAGGTGGGGTTACGCGACTGAACATGCCCATGTTTATCTCCGTCCGTCAGGTCTGAGGTCGAGTCGGGGAGCCCCGAGCTGCCACGTCACGCCAAGCCCATCGCTCTCCACCTTCACAGACATCTGACGTGCCCGCACCCGGGTGAAAATCTGGCCGGTGTACTCTTCAATCGGCAGCACTGCGGTGCGCGTGATGGGCCTGTTGTTCTCACCTCCCACCGAAGGAGGCGTGGTGTACCCGGAGCCCGAGTTCTTCAGGGGTTGCATGTACATCCGGGCCGTAGGGGACGCGGCGTCAGACCCCCGGAAAGTGATGTCCGGCAGGACGCGGTACAGGAACATGAAGTTGTGCCCGTCGTCCAGATCAAATTCAGCGGATGTGATTGTTGCCGCAATCGGCGTAGGTACTGCCGTGGAGTTGTCGTCCACACCAGACTCATGGTTCACGATGTTGTTTAGGTACGTCGCCGCAATTGGATAGTCCCGCAAGCCGGAGTCCAGCCATGCCGAGCGGCTCATGTCGCCGTAATACCAGATGTCTTCAAGGTAGTTATAGATGGCGTACTTGTCCACCACGGTAGAGCCCGCCGAGCAGTAGAACCACCAGACCTCGTTGAAGCCCTCATTGGTGCCCGCGAACACCTGCGAGTACTGGTCTTTGTCAAGATCAGAAAAGATGTACTGGCGCAGGTCGCAGCGCAAGGTTTGGACTCGACCGTCGTACTTGTAGAACTTGTCCACGCCCATCCAGAACGTGACCCCGGATGCGATAGTGACGGCGTTCTGACTGACGATGGAGGTGTTGTCGGCCAGCAATGTTGCGCCCCACACAGCAGGTGGTCCAAGGTATTGCATGGCATACACAGCGTTGTCGGTGAACACAATGATCTCTTGGCGCGACTGAATGGCCGTGATGATTTCTGAACCCCGAGATAGCTGCAAGCTACCCGCTTGGTTTGTTGCTGCTGGCGTCCAGTTTATTGCGTCCTCTTGGTCGGACCAACGGATCAACATCGGGTTTTGGACGGCGCTTCCATAATCATTGCAGCCAAACGCCAGCACGAAGCGGCTCACATCCGAAACCAGAATGGTGTTCTGCACCGTGGGCACATCCGAAGCGCCGAGCGCATTAGCCAAATTGGTTGCCCGGGTTCCTGTGCCAGCCGAAGAATCCCAGTAGTAAATGGCTCCGCCTCGTGGCCCGAAGATCAGGTCTTCGCCAAAGTTGAACTGGCTCCACAGCCGCAGGGTTTCCAAGGACGAAGTGCCCGTTCCCCACACACCAGTTCCCCAGCCGCCCGCACCCCAGCCGACCACGGGAACCGCAAACTCAAAACCCGTATTGATTTGGTACGCGGCAACAACCGAAGCCCCGCCGCCCGGGGAGCCGGATACGTCCGTGGCGTTGGCCGTAGCTGAGACGGTGATGGTGTACGTGTTCGCGTTTACCACGGTGACTTGGTACTCTGCGTTGAGCACGCCTGCCGTGATGTTGCCGCCAAGCCCCACAGCCCCACTGAAGGTTACAAAGTCCCCAGTGAAGCAACCATGAGCCGTGTCTGTGACGGTGATGACGCTGGAGCCCAGAGTAGCGACAAACGGGTTGTTATTGATGGTTCCGGGTGTTCCACGGATCGGCGTGATGTCGTAGTACGAGCCGCCGCTCTCGATGTAGAACTTGAGATTGGTGCCCACGCCCAGCAGGTTGGCCCCGCCCAACGTCACCCAGTTCCAAAGCGACCGGCATACACCAAGGAAGGAGTTTGCCGAGATGCGCTCCCAGCCACCGATCTTTTCAGGCGTACCGGAGCGGAACCGAATCTTGTCGCACTCGTACCAACCAGCAGAATACGCGCCGTTGACCCCCGTGGGTCCGACGTTTTCCGACAAATATCTGGTGTTTTCTCGACTTACACCCGGCCTGAAAAGGATTTTCTTGAGTGGCATTGTTTACCTCAGCTTTGTGGCATTTTCGCACTTAACTCAGAAACAGCGCAATCTCGGCCTCTCGGCGCTTGACCAGCCCGGGGAGAACCTTGCCGCCACCCTTGGTCCAAGCCCGGAACGCATCGGCTGCTCCCTCCCAATCACCCCGGTTGGCCTTCATGCGGATGGTGCTGCGCTGCAGGTTGCCTAGCCCGAAGTTAAAGGAAATAGAGACAAGAGCGTCAAAAGCGCCTTGCCGCCCAACAACGCCGGGAACAAGACGAAGAACACCCCGTTCAAAAGTTCCGACATCAACACGGAATAGTTCGTCGATCTCTTCTTTCGTCCAGACACGGTTGTCCTCCGGTTTCAGTGGCATTTCCTTGCGGATCATGGGGTTGGGCTTGCCTTCGACCCGCATCACGGGGAGCCTGATCTGCTCTTGATACAGGACGTGGCCGTAGCCAATCGTCCAGATGTGCGCTGGGCACAGGTAGGGCCGAGAGCGTTTGCCCTCGAACCGGTGCATCAGGTCTTCGCCTGCCCTGCTCAGTTTCACTTTTTGCTCCAGCCGCGAGAGCCGAACCAGAAACCGATGATGCCGCCCAGCATTGCCATCTCGTCAGCGCTGAAAATCAGGTCGGCGTACTTGATGACATCATCAATGTTGGTGATCAGGCCGGGGTGGTTCCACAGATACCAAGCCATGAAGCCGTTGATCAACACCAGCTCAAGGACAAAAATGTAGGTCACCGTGGGGCGCACAGTGCCCACGTAGTTGGCAACCCACTTGCTGGCCTTCTCAAGCACCTTCTCGTCGTGCGAAAGCGCGGCTTCAGTCATTCGGGCGTCGGTCTCCATGGCGATCTGATCGGTGCGGACCTCTTCAATCTTCAGTTGGGCAGCGAAGCCCTGAGCGGCCAAGGCCAGCTCACGCTCGTTCTGCAGCGCGGCCAGCTTCAGCTCGTGCGCTTGGTCAGCCTTGTTCTGGAAGTACTCCAGCAGTTTTGGGAGGCCGGAGATCAGCAGACCCCCAAGAGTTGAAAACAGTGAAAGCATCAATGACCCCTTTTAACAAGCATGTTTGCTGCAATGTCCAGCATGGAGTGGACGTGTTCCATGTTCTGCGGCTGCTCTACCCAGCCAGCCGTAATCTGCCCAATGAACCTGCTGCGATCTGGCGGTATGCTGATACGGCAGGTGAACGAAACGCCCTGCGCAATATACCAAATGCCCAACTCCGACTGCGCCCTCAGATATGGACTGCACGGCGTCTCACCCGCCATCAACTTCACCACGTCGTTGTTGTTTGCTACGTTCGTTGTGAACAGGCCAACATCCAAACCTTCCATCTCCTTACTGCGCCCGTCCTTGGTGTACAGGCGGTACAAGACCCGTGTGCCAAAAATTGGGTTGACCTTGAAGATGGCAACAAACTTGGCGTCGGTCTGTTTGAACAAAACACTTGCCGCATCGTCAACCCGATCTTCGTGGATCACGGGCATCTTCTTGTTCTCTTGGTATGCACCAATCAGCACCGTCTGGTTCTGCCAGACAAAGTACCCGGCAAACGCAACCAGACCCATGACGAGGATGGCGACCAGCTTAAAGGGTGAATCGACATAGGCCAGCACCTTGTCCAGCACGCCGAGGGCTTTATCGCCAGAATCCGCCATTCAAACTCCAGATTAAAACGCGGGCGCACCAAACCACTAGCCCAATCAGAAGGGCCGCTGCACAGAATGCTACGGCCCAGTCTTTCATGGCACCACTGCGGGTGTGATGGTGTTGGTCGTGGTGTTGGTGCTGGTCACCACAGTTGGAGTAGCCGTATTGTCAGTAATGCCGCCACCAGCAAGGCGACCACTGTTGCCAGAGTTTGACCCACTGTTCGCTCCTATCGAGTAAGAACCTGCTCCGATCACGCCTGTGCCGCTCAAGGTTACGTTAGCCGCTGGCGCTTGAATCTGCGAGGCGATGCCCACAAACGCTGCGTTGGTGCTGACACCCAGAGCTGTTGCGTTGTCGGACTGGCGCATACCAAGAGAAGTCTGCTTGTTGACCGTGTAGATTTGGCCGACAGTTGGCAGCAACAGACCGGTCCACTGCATGGCGTAGTCCGCCCACGACTTGGGCGCATTGATCTGAGCGTTCTGCTGACCGCCACCCATTTGCAGGGACATGACCGCTGCAACCTTGGCCGTGGTATCACCTTGCCGAGCGATGTCAGCAAGGGCTTGGAAACGTGCTGTTTGGGCTGCTGCTTGGGCTTTGTGGGCGTCAGCGTAGGCTGCGTATTCAGAGTTGGTTGCGCAGCCTGTCAGGGCCACCGAACAGACGGCGAGGGCGAGTAATTTCATGGTTGCTCCGGTTGCGGGTCTGCAAGAACCCAAGAAGTTGTGGCCTCATCCCAGACGTAATACGGCGGGCTGTTCGGGATTGGCATTGGCACGGGAGCCTCCCACAGATAAGAGAAGCTGTCCATGACCCATGACGGGTATGGCTGCGGCGGGGAGAATCCTGCGCCATCTGGGCCATCGGGCAACCACAGGTATCCGATCCCAGCAAAGTTTTTACGGAATGCCTTGGATTGGTCTGGGTCGGGCGTGTTGGTGTTGGGGGTGTAGTAAATGCCGCCCCGTGTGTTGTAGCTGGTTTGCACAAAGCTGGCCGGGTCGCCCCAATTGCCCGTGTCGATTTCAGCTTGATCAATGACCAGCACGCGCTGGACAATGTTGTTTTCGTCTATTTGGGCAAACTGGCTCATGCTGTATACGTCCCAGAAGATGTAAAGGTGTGGTAGGTGTACCCACCTGCCGAAGAAACCGTGCCGCCGGTTCCGCGCTGCGCTCCAGCGTAGCGAAGGATGACAATTCCAGAGCCGCCTGATCCGCCTGCGGGGTTGGGGTTTGGTCCTCCGCCGTTTGCGCCACCGCCACCGCCGCCCGTGTTAATTGTTGCTGAGGTAAGAGCACTGGACGGCCCCCCGGTCCCCCCGCCACCAGTGCCGCCGGGGATTCCAAAAATATTAGCGTCGCCACCGCCCCCACCGCCAGCGTATGGCGTTCCATTTAGCCAAGTAGAACCATTGCCCCCTTTGCTGTTATTGGGTGGAGAAACGAATGCACTATTGCCAGCGGCACTAGCGCCACCGCCACCGCCGCCGCTATCGCTGTCACCATTCCCTCCAGAATTTCCTTGCCCGGATGTTCCTGCTGCGCCAGAACTGCTGTTGCTGCCGCCCCCACCCCCCGACCCCCCACTTGTCGAGGCGTTAAATATGTTTCCGCCCCCGCCGCCACCAGTGGAAGATGTAAGGGCACCAAATGAAGACCCCGAACCAACTGATCCGGCAGCGCCAATACCACCGGGACCACCGCTGCCACCGGAGCCAACAGTTGTTACGTAACTTGCGCCGGGACTTACGTTTGCTGAAGTTGATATATACCCACCAGCACCACCCCCTCCGCCGCTACGGCTGCTGTCGTTAAAAGCCCCGGCCCCACCGCCTCCGCCAGCAACAACCAGATACTCAATGGCGTAGGTGTTTGACTTTCCGTACAGCGAACTCATGCTCCATGTCGTACCGCTACCGCCAACACCCGCCAAAGTGCGGACGTTGGCTTGGTTCATCGATATGGTCGCGGTCAGGCTCAGGCCAAGTTCTTGCGCAACACTGACCGGGCTTGATGTGCCCCCCATATTCAGGGGGCCGCTTGCTGGCATTACCATGCTTGCTCCTTATGGGGTGCCGTAGGCGGTGATGTTGTCTGCGGAGATAAGAGCACCTGCGCTGCTGAACGAGGCAACCACGGTTCCGCCGTACTTGATCACGAGCTTACCGCTTTCTTCCATGATTGTGAAGTTGGCTGTGGTGACGCTGGACACTGCGCCGCCAAGCGTGATGTTACCCGTCGATGTCACGGTGCCAGAAAGGGTCAGGCCGTTGGCCGATCCCGTACCCGCAACAGAAGAAACCGAGCCGCCGCCAGTGCCTGCGCCGATGGCCGTGCGGAAGTCCGCAGCGTTCAGGGAAGAGACGGTGTTGTCCGCATTGAAGCGTGGGAATGTCACTGCGCTCGGGTTGCTGATCGTGAAGAGGTTGCCCCCCAGCGTGGTTGCACCGAAGTTGGTCCGGGCCGTTGCCGCAGTTGTTGCGCCCGACCCGCCGTTGGCCACAGGAAGTGTGCCGGTGACGTTGGTGGCCAAGTTCACAAAGGTGGTGGACGTGGAGCCTGTACCGCCCGAAGCAATCGGCAACGCTGCGCCCAAAGTCAGAGAGCCAAGCCAATTGACCTGCGCCCCGACATCCGTGCCGTTGTTGTACACCACCGTGCGTGTGCCTGCAGGGACTGCCACGCCAGTCTGGCCAGAGACCTTGACCGTCACAGCGTAGCTGGAGCCGTTGATGATCAGGTATGGCTTCTCGATGGCCGGGACGTTGATGGTGCCCGCAGCAGACACCGCGCCGGAGGCGATATTCAAGCACAGTGCCCGGGCATCCTGCGCCGCCGTGGTGTTGGAGAGCGTCAGCGTGCAGACGTTGGCTGTGAAGTCGCCGGAGTCCAGAGTGGCCATGCCCACCATGGCCTGCTCGATGGCGGTGCCAATATTGGAGTTGGTCGTGGTGCCCCAAGTGCCTGACTGCTCACCGTTGCCGATCAGCTCAAACTTTAGGTTGGAGAAGGTGCTTGACATGATTATCCTTTAGGCTTCGGCTGCGCCAGCGTAGTATTCCACGGTCTTCAAGAACGCATATGCCTGCGTGAGATAACTGTCTGAAGACGCCGTGTCCAGCCTAAAAATAGCTGGTACTTTGTACTCGGCATTGATGACGCCCAGCATGTTTTTGTTGGCCGCACGAGAGGCTGCATCCTTCCAGACGCAGATGACCATGCGTCCGTAATAGCCCGCCGTCCACTCCATGTCGTAATCTGTTTGCCCACCTTGGTACACACGACCATTGGGCTGCGGCATATTGCGATCTGCCAAGCGTTTTTCAACGTCAAGCTGCGTAATAAC